TGTTGGGATTACCAGCAGTTCATCCAGAGCGTACGTTTTTTCAAGGATTTCATCTTCCTTGTATTGCTTATCACGTTCTTCCAGCGATACTTTTTTAATGTCGATAAATTCTGCACCTTCGAATGTAGCTTCCTTCCCTCTAAAGGTTACGGACATTCCATCAGTGGGATCAAAAAATATCAGCAGTTCTCCATCGGAATAGGTTTCAGCCTCTTCCTGAATCTCCTTTTCCATCTTGTTATGAGAGACTTCAAACAGCTGGACTTTCTTTTTTCCTTCAGCAGTCAAGTCGAACATGTTATACATGACCCTGCGTTGCGGATAAAATTTCTTATACACATCTTTGGACTCACCGTCTTCCATTAGCTCCCGGCGGTGCTCACAGATCGGGCATCGTTTGCCGTACATTTCTTCCAGACAGAGAAAATCATCCCGCTGCGGTCCCACTCTCCGGTGGACCCGGACGTCGAGTAGATAATCAACATCACCTTTAGCACAGCGTGGAGAGTTTGCTGTCTTCGCGATGAAAGGCAGCACATCAATTTGATTCTGTCCTTTTTTCGCTTTGTACATTATTTTTTCTCTATCATCATCATCGAGTTCCAGAGGCTCCAGCGTAAACCAGGACTTACCACGTTTGGCTTTCAAATCCTTGTCTTTGTTGGATTTACTCATCTTGTCGCGGTATGAGTCTTTAAACGATTTTTTAGTCATTATCATTTACTCCTTTTTTTATTATAAGCATCTTTCATTTTTCCTGATGCTTTACCTGCTGCGTTAGTTGACATAGTTCCTGATGGCTCTTTCGGTTCTCCATAGTAGCCGGATAGTTTCATTTTTACCAAATCTTGTAGAGCTTCTTTCTTTTGATAAAGTGAGTCTGCTCCTGCTTTAGCAATCTCTGCTGCTTCTTCTGCTTCATTATACGCTGTAAAAGCACCGGTTAATTTCGGGCTGACTTCTACCATTGCATTCAGAGTATCAAGATTCGGCATTTTCTCGTCGCTATCGAGAAAGCTCTGCCGGACTTGCAGAAATACTTCAGCGCGGACTATATTGATTGCCTGCTTCAACTGCCGTGCCTGTTTGCGTTTCTCTGCCGCCATAACGGCATATTGATTAAACAGATTAGCTTGTCGTAACCATTCGTGTTCAAGATCATGCTCGTCTATCTGAATATCTTTTTCAAAGTTCATTTTTCAATCTCCTTTTTCATTTAATTCACTTATTCATTATGGGTTTCTTGCAATGCATGATTCCTTATATCCCTTATTATATCCGTTTCCAAAAAATGTTGTTCACTTTTTTTTAAAAAATTTAATTTTTTTTAAGAAATTACAGAAAAACATGAAAAAATTAAACCTGCTTTCCCGGAATTATAATAGTTATCGGCAAAGCATTCAATAATCATAGCCGCCCGTTCCTCTCCGCTGTTCAATAGTACAACGGACATATATCCTAACACAGCACGGCGCACCTTTTCAGGATCATCCTGGATCAGCTTTAATATCGCTGCAATAGATTTCCAGCTTGCTCCCTTTAATAGCGCGCGGCATAAATCAATTGTATTTTTTTCATTGATCTTAATCGCCTGGATAGCCTCTTTCATTTCATCTTCAGTAGTCAGGCCAATTATTTTTTGCAGCATAATAACTGCCTGCCGTGGACTGCCTTCGGACTCGCCGGCAATTTCAGCAAGGATAGTTTTATCTATTTCATTTCCTTCATTCTTGCTGATGCTCCAGAGTAGTCGGATAATTTTTTGTTCATCTAATTTTTCAACGGTAAACATAGTTGCGCGGTTTCTGATAGTTGCTATGAGCTTTTCAGGCTCTGTAGTACAGAGCATAAAATATACATGCGCTGGCGGCTCTTCCAACGCTTTTAGCATCGCATTTTGAAAGTCCTTACTTGTTTGATGAACTTCATCCAGGATATATACTTTAACCGGACCATGCAGCGGCTTATAATACATCTGCTGAATAATATCCCGTGCGGTATCGATGCCCCTATTATTTGCAGAATTGATTTCAATTACATCATGTTCAGAGCATTGTAATTCTTTAGCAGTGATCCGGGCAAGCGTTGTTTTACCGCATCCACTTGGTCCGCTAAATAAAAGTATATGCGGACATTTCTCTTGCTTCAATATAGATTGTAGACTGCTGATTGTTCCTTTATTTCCCGCTACCTGCTCAAATGATGCTGGTCTGTATTCAAGATTAAAGCTCATTAGATTCCTCCAGTTTCTTTTTTGTATACCATGACTGATTTATTTCTGTAATTTCTATTTCAATATCAAGTGGTACAATAATCCATTGCCAGTGTTCTCTAATGTCTTGACACATTATTTTTTTTAAAGCAGCAGTTATAATAGATAATTCATCTGGAACGACATCAATAATCATAGAGTCATGAATCTGCCCGATAATTTTACTCTGTAATTTATTATTAGTGATAAATTGCTGCATCTGAATCAACGACCATAGTAGGCAATGAAATGCAGTTCCCTGGATTGCGCGGTTCAGTACTTCATTTTTCCGCATAATTTCTTTGCAGATAAAGCCGGTATAAAATTCTACCTGCCCTGTTTTTAAATATTGTTTATATGTTTTTTTCTTCCATTCATTATATACAGCGAACCGTTCATTCCAAAATTTATTTTCTACTTTCTGCATATGATTTTCAAATGTATCATATGACTTAAATGGCAGCATTCCTTTTTCTGATTCGTTCCAGATATTAGTAGCACAGTTCTTATAATAGTCTCCATAGAATTGAGGAAAGACAAATTTATTTTTAGCAATATATCGCTGTTGTTTAGATACTTCATCGGTACAAAATATTTCTCGCGCCATATCACGGTGCATGTCTGTAGTCGGGTCCTCAATATATTTAATCATCGCCTGGTCTTTATGATAGCATGCCGATAGACGTACTTCAATACCTGAGTAATCAGCTTCAAGTAATAGATTTCCTTGTCGTGGTATTATCCCACGCCGCATCATTTTTTGCGCTTCTGCATCTCGATTTGGAATATTTTGAAAATTAGGATTACTGCTACTACTGCGATAAGTTCGTACCAGGTTCAAGTTGAAATTAGGATGCATCATCCCTGCATCTGTTTCTTCAAGAAAATTTTTAATGTAGGTATTTTTCAGCTTATGTAATTTTTTATGCTCTACTATTTTATTGGTGAATGGAGTATTGATTGATCGTAATACTTCTTCATCGATGCTGGCA